CGATCATCAATCATTTCCTCCTGTGCTGATTGTTCTACATCATATAATCTCATCTTACCTCTGTCAACCCCCACGACGAATCTTTTTTTATCGGTTGGGTCGTTAAAACGATTCTTCAACTGTTTGACCATAATCTGATTGAGATTTTCTAACTCTTCACTAGTCACCAAAGCAAACATCAAATCGACGGTAGCAGGTAGACCAAAAGACTCGGATGTATCTTCGAGTCCAGGATCGGAGTTTGTATAACCAGACCGTGTAGTTTGAGTTGCCGTGACGATTGGAATGTTTTTCTCAACAGCCAATCCTCTCATCTCTTCAGCGATTGCTTTGATGTAAGTATAACTGTTGACATTAGCACCATACCTCAATCGCATAGAAGCACAGATATTGAGATAATCAACATACACGATATCTGGAACAAAGTTTCTTTTCAAACGAAGTTCATTCAGTAGATGTCTAAAATGCCCGACACCAGCAGTGGCAGTAGGATATTCTTTGATAATCAATCTACCCTCTGTCTTATCTCTGACTCTATCAACTTTCTTCATATATGATGCTTTAGGTAGTTCTTCTAGTTCTTTCAATGGTACATCTAGAAGATTAGCATCGATGCGTTCAGCAATCCGTTCTTCTGCCATCTCCATTGTGATATAGAGAACCTTACGATTATCCATCAAATTAGCAGCAGCAAAGTGACACATAGCAAGAGATTTTCCAACACCGGTGCCAGCAAGAATACAAGTTAAAGTTTTCTGTGGAAGCCCACCTTTGGTGATGCTATTAAGATAGTCTAGATCAAACGCGATACGATTTTCTATTTTATGATAGAAGTCATAACGATCGGAGAAGTCTTCTAACCAATCATGTCCAATGTGATTATCAAAACTGACAGAGAGAGCTTCAGAAAGAATTTCTGGAATCGCACCCTTTGTCTCCTTCTCTTTACCATCCATGATTTGAATGGATTTCATGATAGCATTATGAATAGCACGTTCCTGACAGAACTCTTCTGTCCTGTCAGTCAACCACTGTTCATCAATCTCACGATCCGTGAGTTGAGAAAGATATTTGATGCATGGTTCAAAGTCATTTTCATCTACATCGTCATTGTCAAGAGTGATACCAAGAATCTCTACAGTCGGTAGAGTGTTATATTCTTCAACGTGTTTCTTGATATATCGATACAGAGTTTTTTCTGTGAAATCATTGAAATACTCATCTTTAAGAAATGGAAGAACTTTCCTCGAATAATTCTCGTTGTGAATGAGATGACTCAGTATCTGTGTTTCCAGCCTCATTTTCTTCCTTTTCATTCAAAGCGGTGATGATAATATGTACTAGAATTCCACCAATATGATCATTGAAATGAATATTATTTTCAGTCAATTCGTGTGGATTTTTTACGAAATCAAAATCAAATTTCAAAGTTGCTTCGTCTTTTTCATCGATTTCTTTTACAGATATTGTATTGTATCTAATGATTGTACCATTATAACGTTCGTCAGTCAACCTAATAGGTACAGTTGATTTACCATCATCTAGATTATCTACTATTTCATAAGTATCGTCATACTGTGAAAATTTTTCAAGATCAATCTTCGGCACTATCCGTCTCACTCTGATCTGTTTCTCCATAACCGCTGACAAGCTCTCTTTCTTCTCCATATTTGAATTCCTTTGCAGCAGCCTGTTCTAGTCTTTTCATGACATCTTCTGTAAAAAACCTCTCAGGTTCTGCATTGATTGCTTTAGCATAATGTTTAGATCCATCAGGAAACTCATAACGAGTTGATACCTTCTTGATAACATCGTACTTCTCGGCAAGGTCAAGAAGACCGTAATAACGATCCAAACCAGTCGTATAGTTTAGACGTACTTCAATCGTCTTATTTGGCTTGGTAAAACGTGACTTTTGTGTAGTGACCTTGATTAGATTACCCTCATCCTTTTCAGTGTCTTTATCTTTTTTCTTTGAAAGAAAAAGAATTGTAGAAGCGGTATACTTTAGACCAGAACCACCAGACATTTCTTTCTTTGGAACATAAGAACCGACTACATCATAAGTATGATTCGTAACAATCATCGGAACCTGTGCTTTAGATAAATTGAGACCGAGAGTACGAAACGCAGCCTTGATTACTTGTGCTCTGGTCATATCTTTCGTTTCTTTACCTTCAGCACTATCTTCCATTTCTTTTGTTGTAGATAGTTGACCGAGAGAATCAAGAACCATCATCATTGGTGGTCTATCATTTTTGTGCTCTGTATATCGTTCTAAAACTTGTAGTGCATTGTGACGAAATTGTTGAATTGTTTGTGGTTCAGAAACTACAACACGGTGAACGTCAATATTACGAGTGGACATCATCTCTTGTGTTACTGCTGCTTCAGTATCATAATAGATAACACCGCCATGATCGTTTTGTTGTAAAAAGTTATTGACCATTCCTAGGGCAAAGAAAGTCTTTCCCGTTGCTTCTTCGCCAGCAAGAGCAGTGATTTTGTTATTTGGCACACCGCCGTAAAGACTACCACTGACAAGAGCATTAAGAATGAAACACCCAGTATCAAGCCACCCAGAAAACTCAGCAGAATTGCCACCATCGGATAGTAGATGAGTGTTTTCATCATTGAGTTCCTTTACCATAGTTTTAAAAAAATCAGACATTATTTCTCCTCAAAAAAAGATCCATCTAGAATTGCTTCAACTTTTTGCATTTGTTTTTGAATGATAGGACCACGACCAGGCCAATGGATATACTCCTGGTTTTGTGTCCTATACAAACTAGATAGCAAAGGCATTACAATCTTTGCCATCTCATTTACTTTCTGATTAGCCACAGAATCAGCTAATTGTTTCCTTTCTTCTACAATATTCTCATTATCATATATCAAACTAAGTAATGTGTCAACTTTTTTTTCCATATTTCTTAAACTATCTAACTTTCTTTCAAGTCGTTGTTCAAGAGATGTCAAATCATCTTTAGCAGCAAGAGCGGGTTTATCTGCTCTGACCAAGTCTTCTTCTTCAATGACCTTCTTACGATATGTGTCCTCATCGACGGCTGTAAGACCAGAAGTCCATCCGGTCATATCCATATCGTCCCAAATATTCTTACTCATTAAAGAAATCCTCCAAGTTGTTTTGTTTCTCAGCATTCCAACCCATAGCATCAAGAATAATTTTGACTGGATCTAGAAAAGTTTTCTCAAGCTGAGTATCATAGTCAATATATTGTGCCAACTCAAACTCTTTTGGCAGGACGGTTACAAATCCCATAACATTTTCCATAATGGGATTTGGCATTTTCATATATAGAAACTTCATCTTGTTACCAGATTGGATCTGCTCATACTTACTAGTTAACTTATGTTTCTTCAATTGGTCATTGTATAATAGTGCAGCACGAACATGAATTGGCGTACCGGATTTATATAGACTTGAGTTATCTTCAAACTTTCGAACATCTGATACACCACGAGGGAAGGCGATTTCTTCTGGTGTTAGATCCATCCACTTTTCTCGTAACTCTTCAATCCATTTCTGAACTTCATCTTCACTTTGAGTTACCACCTTCTTCAGTGTATCCATAATCAATTCTTTGACTATCTGCGGAGTAGAAGAACGAACGGCTTCAATACCAGTCACTTTCAACTTTGGTTCAGCAAATCTCACACCTTCATTGTCCCAAACATGTGCAATGTATCGTTTCTTCGCTGTCCAGATGGCTTTATCGGCGATGATTTCACGTTTCATCACCATCTTCTGTTGTGGTGCTTTCATATAGTCAGCAAGATGTTGATATCCTTTATCTAGATGTTTCTCAATTTCTACTGATGCTTTGTTTAGAAAGTCTACGATTTTTGTCTTGTTTGTCTCATTTGGTAGTATCTTCTGTACCAATGCACTCATATTAAGATACACAGAATCGGTATCAATCGCAATCACATAGTCTTCGTTAGTCTTCAGTATATTGTTTAGATATTCATTAAGAATCTTCTCAGCCCATCTAATAGTAAACTGACCTGATACAGTTATTGCCTCTGCAACACGTTGATCAAAATATCTGAAATATTTATTTGCTAACGCTCCATAGAAAGAGTTCATTGCAATCTTGATAGCCATCTGGTTGTTGTCGAGAATGGATATCTCGCGTTCAATACTTTTAGATTTTTCCTTCTCATATCTCTGTTTTGCGTCTATCATCTTTTGTTTGATAACAACTCTTTCATCGTAATATGATTGAATAACCTGTGGGATGATACCTTCTATGTCATTACGAAACAACTGACCTGTAGCAGTAAGACACATATCATTTGGTATATCTAAATCAGGCATCTCTAGTAGTTTATCAACGTTTACTCCAGATACAATATCATTTACTACAGTCTCTGGACTCATATTGTATTGCATAATGAGATGTGGATATAGAGAGTTTAGATCAAAGGAAACCACCCAATCATGAAGACCTATTTGTGGTTCTTTTACATAACCACCTTCGATTGTATCATACCGTGAATCAGTCTTAGGCGGTACAACAATCTTTCTAGATTTGAACTCATTATATAGAATAGCATCCCAAATGCCAACGGTCTTCAATGTCTCGCCAAGAGTACACTTAGCACGATAGGCCATTGTAAGTACCAAATCGATTAGACCAAGTTTGTCCTCAATCTTATCAACAAGTTCCACATCTTTTACATTATACTCCACAAACTTTTGATAGTCGTGTTTGTATAACATATGCAAGGAACCATATTCACTATAATCCAATTTCTTCTCGCCTAGAATCACATTAGCGATATGATCCAGTTTATAGGACTCTTGTTGTCCTAGTGTGTTGTATGTAAATTTTTTGAACACATCGATATAATCCAACTGTGTGATACCAACCAGATTGTACCTTAGATGTTCCACACCAGCTATGAAAAGATTATCTTTATTGACAAGTTTCCAAGGTGACAGAGACTTTACCATATCCTCACCAAAGATTCTTGCAATACGATTGACAAGATAAGGCACATCAAAAAACTCTGAATACCATCCAGTAAGAATATCTGGAACATGATCAGCCCAATAATCAATGAAATCTAATAAGAGTTCCCTCTCATTTTTGCATTTACGATAAAGAACAGACATTCCGCTTTTGTCTGGATTGAAGTCATATAGACCCCATGTGTGGTAGATAGTACCGTTATTGTTCTTGATAGTGATGGTAATGATTTCATGTTTAGCATCACGCGGTTCTGGAAATCCGTCTTCTGATGCTACTTCAATATCAATCGTGCAGATATTGATCTGATTGCGATCATACTTAATCGTCTTGGGAAATGCGTCTGAGATGAATTGATGGACATAGTTGGTTGTTCCATATACCGTGAAGTTATCTACATCCGCGTACTTATCCATAAACTCTTTACAATCACGCATAGATCCAGGCTGTACAGAATCTACAGTACGTCCGTCGAGAGTCTTCCATGCACCCTTTGGCGAGGGAATATAAAATGTCGGTTCAAACTTGACCTTCTTAGTAATCTGTGTCTTGTTATTGTAACCACGAAACAGAATCTGATTACCGTATCGATCTACATTAGTGTAAAAAATGATAAACCTCCTTAAAAAAAAATGGGAGAGCATTGCTACTCTCCCATTATAGTCTATGGAGTTATAGATGTCAACTGAAAACTTTATTGACCCAACTTGCTCCGACGAAATAACCGAGTGCCATTACAAGCACTCCTACTGAGAAGATTAGTTGACCTTCCATTAGATATATCCCTTCCTAGTATAGATTGAGTAGTGTTGAGTATATCCGTTAGCGATAAGTTTCTGTCGTCTTTCGAGTTCAGCGTGATCCTTAGCGCCGCTTAGAAAATCTTCTTCCCAACTGTATGAGAAAAACTTTTTTACCTTTGAAAATAACTTACTCATTTAGTAACTGTGCTGCCTCCTTTGTCTCTTCTTTAGCCGTATTAATGCTAACTTTCCTCGGCTTCTTATGGTCTGGAATGATGTTTTCGAGGAAGACCTTGAGCATTCCGTTGACAAGAGACGCATCCTTAACTTCGATTGTGTCAGCGAGGTTGAACGTCCGTGAGAAGGCACGATTAGCAATCCCCTTATGTAAGAAGTTATCGTTATCGTCAGATGTCTTACCTGCAATCTTCAAGACATCGCCATCAATCTCAATTTCGATATCAGACTTAGAGAAACCAGCAACAGCAATCTCAACGATATATTTGTTCTCTTCGACCTTACGAATATTATAAGGCGGATACGATGGAACGTTCTTTGATAATGTATCGTTGAATTCATGAAGACGATCATGGATTCGATCGAAACCAACAAAGAATGGTGAATTTAATAGGGAAAGAATGTCTTTAGTCATCTTTTGACCTCCTAGTTTAGCAAGGTTATGTTGTGTGATACCCATTCGGCGTATCACGATTTTATTTAGTTTGGACTCTCCCAAAAGTCACACCACTTTACCGTAACTCAGGTATGCAGGTGTCGCATATCTATTCAATTTGAATTGCAGTTCACGTAGTTATTAACAACCTTACAATTGTAATTACTACTATTATTCTGTTGTCCAGTTTGACCATTAATAATGATAGGAGTCATCGTACCATCATAATTCCTCTGATACTGCCGACCATTCAATTCGTAGATCTTGTTAGAATTTTGATCAATACGTTGACCATTACTATTAATCATATATGCATTGTTGTTAATGGCAGATCGATTGTCATATGGCATTCCTAGAGAATTACCAAACAAACCACCAAGCAACCCACCACCAAGTACACCAGCGGCAGTAGCGAGCTTCTTGCCATTACCCTTGCCGACAAACTTGTTCGCAGCAAAACCGCCACCAGCAGCTCCTAGAAGCCCACCAACGGTAGTACCAACATCAGTAGTCTGACAAGCACTCACACTCAAACCTAGAACCGCAACAGCGGCAATCATTGACTTACGCATCATATTTCTCCTTGTTTGCATCATCACAAAGTCAACTTACTCTACTAATATAATATCAGTCGTATTAAATGTCAACCCTTTTTTTCACTAATTTTGAGATTTTTTAACTTTTCTTCAAAAAGGTCCAATTGTAGACGTAGAAAGGAAATTTGCTTATGGGTCGACAAAATCCCTTCTTCGTCATAACTTCCGTCGTGAAGATATTGGTGGGAATCCAAATTTTGTTCTAATAGTTTCAATAACGATACAGCGGGAAATTCAATATCATTGCCATCAACTCCAAACCAAACAGTGGTTTGAATATCACCAGTATCGTTTAACCACAAATCTGAATTAACTGTTAAAGACCTTGTATTCATAAAAAAACGCTCCTTTCAAGTTATCACTTCTTTCTACCAATACTATACTTTGCCACTAACTCCCATTCTTTCTTTTCTTTATAGGGAAGAATTTTAATTTGATTTAAAGGAGCAACAGGATTTGTAGTCTTTGTAGAATCTACAAGAGTCACTAGGTCCCATTGTTCTAATAAATTGGCAATCGCATTACGTCTACCAATGTCTGACTCATTTTCGATGAAGTCAGAAGGCTTACCGTCAAGTGCGAATAGTTCTTTGAAATGTACGATGAAGTATCTGCCTTGTTTGTGTAGAATATGACAGGACTGATATAACTTCTTATCTTTACGAGATGCTACACCAATGCGTGTTAGTGTCTCTTTTACTTTTAGAAAGTCATCTTCATTCTTTAGATGTACTTCTACCATATTACTTAATTCGGTCATTATTCATTCCACCTCTCATCAATTTTGTTTTTATTGTTACAAGTTGTTCATCATCTAAAATTTTGAGTGCTTCCTTCGCCTTATTGACCGAGTATCCATAATAATCGATCACCGCTTGTAAGTCCTCGTCACTAGTATTCTTATGCCATTTTGAAAAGCGTTTACGTTTTCTCACAATATTTATTAGAAATGAATATTGTAGTAAATGGTCTAGATGAGAGTTCATATTCATCATATTAGCATACTGTACCGTATCTGGAAAGTATGATAGTGACTTATTTGTCAGATAAGGATTATAAGTTTTCTCCGCTAGTTCTGGGTTATCAGAATTGGTGATGATATCTTTCTTACCTAGATTGATATCGTTTACAAAGTCAAATGGATTCATAATCAAATTCCCTTCACTCTTAATCATATTCTATTTTTATAACCTTGTCAAGTGTTTTGAGTATTATGCTCTGAATACTAATAAAAGTATTACATCATGAATACTAACTAAACACTTGACAAAACCTCGTTGAAGAAGGTTGAGTATTAATCGCTGAATACTAACAAGAGTATTAATCGGTGAATACTAACGAATACCTTCTTCAACAAACATTTTTCGTACCTCTCTCCAAAGAGTACGAAGATGTTTATCTGAAGATGTCATTGCTTCTCTTATTTCTCTCACATCATCAAGATCTTTTATTGCTTTTTTAGATTCTAAATTCATACTTTTCTTACAAGAAGAACCAGCTTTGCGTTTGTGCCATTTGTAGTTTGAGGCTGTAACACCAGCTTTCATATGATATGGAGTCAAACCAAAGTATACTGATTTAACATACTTCCAATATGGAGGTTTGCCATTATCTGATCTTACTCTTGGTTCTCCTGTTTTAGGATCAATGATCGTATTAATAACTTGATAGAGAAATTTTATTTTATCACTTGTATAATTTTTTAGACCTTCATTGAGATGAGTACCTTTTTTATTGTATTCTATATTAGCCCATGATCGAGTATCATCTGGTAGTCTAGATGCTAGATGAATAAGATTTCTTTTTATCCACTCAACTATAGGATCTGAATATTCTGTTTTGATACCATAATTGTTGTTTCTAGCTTCATTAGAATGTTCTGTTAGATTGGTTCTATCTCTGTAGATATGTTCCATTTTCTTTTCATGTTCTTCTAAACTACATGGATCAAACTTCTTTAATCTAAGAAAAACTTCTGGAAATTTTTCTAAATAATAATCAATTGATTTTAGATCATTGATATCAGTCTTTTCTAAAAGATCTGGACGTTCAAGAGATGCTATCACTCTTACCTTTGGTGTTTTCTTTTGATGAAAAAGAAGTATTGAAACATTTTTAGATGAAGTCTTCTTTTTCAAAGAAATCAATTCTTCTATAGTAAATGGTTGAGCTAAACTTACGTTCTCGCGAGATCTAAGATGAGCGTCTTCTATAATTATACTATCACCTTTTTTCAATCCTGGTATATCTAGATTTATAAAATCCAAAGGTGATATTTCACTACATACTTTTGTCTTTGAGTTGAAGATATGAATTTTATTATTACCAACATCTGCAAGAAATCTATTATTCATTTTATTCCTTTCAATTTGAGTATTATGGGGTGAATACTAATAAAAGTATTACACTCTGAATACTAACTAAAAAATGGGTGTTAGGAGATGAATACTAATAAAAGTATTGCCCGATGAACACCAACTAAAATTCCATTATATTTTATCTACTCTACATAATGATTTATATGAAACGACGATACAAACGACGATAGAAAATTCATTTTTATCCCCAATTTCTAATTTTAACTTCTCTTGTCCAATTTACTTTATATACATTACTTTTTATTTTTCTATAATTTGTAGTAGTAATAGATTTATTATGGGATGATACCCAATGTTTTTTTCCGTGAATACTATGTCTCCAGTATCCTTCAACACCAAAATCATCTGATATTTTACTATGACTTGAATATGCAGATACTTCTTTTACTTCATTTACAATACCGCCATACTTTTGAATTATATCTAAAAACGGTTCTAAAATCTTATTTGATACTTCTTTACAAACCACAATCAACTCCATTCACAATCAGTCATGATTTCTAGTAGACAAGCAACGTTATTGATTTCATGGTCAACAACAAAGGCTGCTTGATATTGATACTTAGCAAGAATCAACACCATCTGAGCAACACTCATTGGTTTCATCTTCTTGTTTGCATAATCATATAGTTTACGAAACAGTGTAGATGATTCAATATCAGCATTATCAACTACCCATTTACGAATACCTGTGAAGTCTTGATTTTTCATCATAGAAACAAGAGAATCAAAAGATTCGTCACTTAGTGTAGTGAGAATGCCGACATCAATCTTACCTGTAACAGAGTATCGCTGAAGTTCATTTAGAACACGTCGCCAATCTGGCATATGTTTCATAATTAGTTCAGCGATAACTTTCTGATCAAACTCAACCCCCTTCATCTTGAGGATATTCTCAACACGCTTCATAAACTGAGAAGCAAGACCTGCCTTCTCTTTATTTGTCATAGTGAAGTCTACTACACTACACCGAGAATGAAGAGGTTCGATAATACGATTCTTGAAGTTACAGGTTAGAATGAACCCACAATTATTAGAGAACTCTTCCATAAAGTTACGAAGAGCAGGTTGAGTAGATTGTGGATTAAGATAGTCAGCCTCGTCTAAAATAACATATTTACGACCACCTGTAAACGATACAGTAGAAGCAAACTGACTGATTTCAGTTCTAAGAGTATCGATGTTACCATTCATAGAACCGTTGATGATAATGTAATCAAGATCTAGTTCGTTCAGGAGTGCCCTAGCGACGGTTGTTTTACCGACGCCAGGACCACCTGTGAGAAGAAGATTTGGAACTTGATTTTTATCTACGAATGCTTGAAATACACTCTTCAAACGCTCTGGTAGAATACACTCTTTGATGCTGGGTGGACGATACTGTTCCACCCATAGATAATCACCCATTGACATAATATAGACCTTTCATTAAGAGCGGGATTCAGTAGCAATAAAGTAAGTTACCCTCCCATCTCTTGTGCTAAACTTAGAGATTCCCTTACTAGAAATCTCTACATTGTAGTCTAACATCATCATCTTCATGTTGTCAACCTTAAAGACGTGTCGGAACTCACTTTCTGTCTTTCCAACCTTCTTAGTATAACGATTCATTGAAGAGTTCTTTGAGTCTCCAGCACCAACAACAATATTACCATCAACGCCTTCTACAATCACTTCTGGTAGACCAAGAACACGGGCTGCTTGAAGAACATCCTTTAGATTGTCTTCGGTGAAAATAAAACTGGCATCTACGTCAGGTAGAGTCAATTCCTTTTCTGGCGGTGTTACAATCATCGATGGATCGGCATAACGATAATCAATCGAAGTGCCATTACCATCATTAATATTAGCAGAGTTATCGTTTAGTTCCAACTCTGGTGCCTCCATTAATGATACAGCAGAAAGAAACTGTCCAAGATCATAGATACCAAACTGTCGTTCAAAGGTATCTTCGACCATTACTTCAGCAAGAACAGTCTTTTGTGGTGAGACTGTTTTAAGAACATTACCCTCCTTGAATAGGAGAGATTGGTTGATACTCGAAAAATTCTGTAGTACTTCAAGAGTCTGTTCAGATAGTTTCATAATTTACCTCACTTTTTTGCATATTTAGAGAGTAATTCAGCATCAGCAGTTGCCGCAGCTCCTACTTGTGCTAAATCGACGAGGGAACCACCAAACATGTAGGATCCCATATGTGTTAGACGCATCCAAGGACACATCCACACTTTAATGCCAATGTTTCTAGCCCATTGACAAAACATGTAATCTTCTGATAAGTATCTATTTGAATCTGGACAAATTACTGTATCAAAGAATGCCATAATTTGACGCGAACCATCAAAATGTTTAGTTCTAACGTGATCTGGTGTATATAGTAGTTCTGGATAGGCATCGGTATATTTTTCAAATACGTGCCGTTGAACAATCATAAATCCAGTACCACCTTCTAGTACTTCTACCGGTTCATCAACACGGAGTTGATCAGTTCCTGGGGCTGGATTGAAAACAAAGTCTCCGACGAACTTTTCTAGTTTATTTGGATTTTCGTCAGCAAATCCTTTATCTACTGCACGTTTAATCTTTTCCCAAGCAATAGTCTTTTTTGGATATGGTGCACAAACAATATCTTTATCTGACTCTGGATCAGCGATAGCAGCCATTGCTAGAACGTCGTTTGGATCAAATCCAATGTCACTATCGATAAACATAAGATGCGTCATATCAGAACGCATAAACTCGTCTACTAGATAGTTCCTTGCGCGGGTGATAAGAGATTCATTGAAAAGATAATGAAATCCTAACTGTACTCCATAATTAGTAGCCATGATACCTAAATCAGTACAAGATTTTGAATACTGACCAGTACACATGGCTCCATACATTGGAGTACAAACCATAATCTTTCTTTTTCGCAACTCTTCAACTGTTACTTGAATTTCCACTCAAATCCTCCTTATCATGTAAATGTAATGCCATCATAGCATAATGCAAGACTTTCATCAAGTCTTTTCTATTGTAACCATCTTTACGTCCATATCGTTGAGCATACTTCAAAACGTTACCGATACAAAAACCCATTCCATGACCAGAGTCAAAAATAAACTCTGTTGCTTGAAACTTTGTTTGCGAGTAGTGTGCATCATATGTACTATCTATATAGTCTTTCAATTCGGAAATTAGACGGTCTTCGTCAAATTTATAGTCAATCATCTCAGACATAAGTTCACTCCTTCGTTCATCATGTTTATATAATACCAAACTTTGGTATTTTTGTCAAGCGTTTTTAAATTTTTGGAGCGGGTGGAGGGAATCGAACCCCCGTCATGAGATTGGAGATCTCAGGTAATGCCATTATACGACACCCGCACCATATGGTTTTATATGATTACAACCTTATATATTACGGAACCGGTTTTTAACCATGATTTATGTTGGCGAATAACTAGAGGGGACCAACATAAAATGGCATCATATACTTGAAAGTCCTAGACCACTACAGGACTCGAAAGGAGGCTCGGTTCCAACCCAAAAACTCTTTGGCATTTTATCATTTTCGTACATCATGTTTATATAATACCAAACTTTGGTATTTTTGTCAAGTTTTAATTATGCTGCTTCTTCAAAACCCTCAAAGGGCAATCCTTGCGGGTTGAACAAGAAATCACGATAAGTTCCCTTCGCAAGCATATCACTATGATTAGCCTTAGCAACAGTGAGATTAAACTGGACATCACCACTATTGTTAAGAGCGAAACGATCAGTTGCATGACACAACATCATGTGAATCATTCGTGCCTTTTCCTCACCAGCAAGAAGAAATATTCCATCTTCCTTTAGGAAACTTTCAAATTCTGCAAACAAAGTCGAGTTTACTTTTTTCAACTTATGTTGCTTGAATGTGTGAAGAAATGGCTTTACCAAGTCTCCCTTTCCTCTATACACCATAAGAGATGCCCATGCATTGAACTGACGTTTCCAAGGACTATACTCTGTAACAGCTTTGTCTGCAAAGAAATCGGAAGTCAACTTCATACCAATTCGGATATAAGTCTTCCATTCATTCCACTGTTTCATTGCGGTTTGCATTGTCAACTTTGGAGCGCCCTTAGCTTGGCCGTTCTTGCCAGCTCGCCTCTTGATTAACTGCCTAAGAACAGTTACTTCTTCACTAGTAGCAGATTTATCTACCTTATTGATTGCGTCTGTTACAGTGCGATTCTTAGCCGGTGCGGCCTGTATGAAGACATCTGGATCAACACCAGTAACAACAATCACTTGAACGTTTTCATCATTTTCAACAATAACTTTCAGACGATGTTGAAATTCAATGATGTTACCTTCTACTGTGAAGACGATGGCACCGCCATCCCACAACCAACCCACTTTAGCAACACTTTTACGAATAGCTGCAATCTGTCCTTCGACAATCTTTCGATTATTATTGTTGAGATGGTCAAGAATATATTGAGCCATATTTGGCGTCATCGTAATCTTAAATACATCTTTGATTTTTGAAGCTGGGTCAAATCCCAGAACTTCTTCGTGTTTTGTTTTCACAAGATTTGTGTGCTTGTAGTACACTGTCATTCTTTATACCTCCAAGGTTAAATGACATTACAAATAGAGTTTTGTAGTTGGAGCGGGTGGAGGGAATCGAACCCCCGTCATGAGATTGGAAATCTCAGGTAATGCCATTATACGACACCCGCACTATTATTTTTGTATAGTAACATAACTACTTGATGTTGTCAAGTAACTAGTATTCTTTTTTTGGTTTTTCTTTATATTTTTTAAAGTATAAATTTGCAGATGGTTGAATAAGTTTCATAAGATTTTGTGTCTTACGATGTGGTCTATTCTTCCACCCATACCATTTGCTCTCCTTTCCTTTTTCATATGGTGGATTAACTGATAGCAACTCATACTGATCGCCAGTAACGTCAATAATTGTATCTCCATCCTGTAACCACCAATGGTGATCAGCTACTTCGCATGGAGCACTCATAACTTTCAAATTCGCATCTTGAAAGAAATAGTACATTGTTTGTGTAGAATGGTAACAGTGTCCGAACAAAGGATTGCCAAGGTTTTTCGCTCTGTACTTTGGTGGACAAAAATCTGTTGTGAGGTTGTCTCTAATTAAACCAGAAACCAATTCAAGATCATCTGGATATTTGTATTGTTTATACTCCAATATCCATTCAGCCCAAACTTCATACTGTTTAGGTGCAAGTTTGATATATTTTTTATGATTAACGTATGATGTCGATGTCATCACTATTTGTATTCCAAGTTTCTAGAGTTAGTCTTAAACGATTATTATGTATAACACATTTAACGAATGATGTCAATAGATTCTGGATTATTATTCCAGACTTCGATTTCTGATCTAATTCTTGAATCGTTCTTCAAAGATTCAAATCTTTTCGAAGCCTTATCCTTCCACCAAGAGACAACACCATCAAAACTATAACGATCATAGTTATCCTTTTTGATAAGTGTATCCGTTTCCATGTTAAGATACTCTTTCACGTTTTCATAACCATAGTCTGACATGTATTGACGTTTCTTCTCTGTCAAACCTTTAGCATTATTACATGCTGTAGTAAATTTGTCAAGCTCTTTTTTGTCAAATTTTTTCAAAGAAGATTTAATAATTGCAATCATTTTTGTTTGTGTCTTTAACTTACGAGAAGATGCATCTTCTGGTACCAGACTTTCACCATTATTTCTTTCGATAAACCAATCACTTAAACGACGATAGTTTTCATCATTAATAAGTGGCGCAAAGTCCGAATCGGTATTACCTTTATAACGAAGAAATGGTTTCATACCGTCATACTGTGATGCACCTTTGGTAGATCCATAAAGAGAAGTTGTTTCAAACATGCAAAAAGGACCACCATATTTTTCATTCAATTTATCTTTGACAAGATGTGAACAACAAATGGCAGCCAACAATTTACCACCAAGATAATTAAAACCAAAAGGTTGTGTAGGTACAATAATGAAACCCATAATAGAAGATTGATTGAATCTTTTCATTACATCTTTATTAAGAGTGTCAAGTGGTTTGCCTAGAAATTCATTACGAGGCTTAGAGTTGATAGTAGGAGAACCCATACGAATAAATCCAACAATCTTGTTGGTGTTCTTTTCATAGACAATGTAACGTAAAGATTTTCCTGGTATAGAAGACTCTATGGCATGAGAAGTCACAACTTCCAAATAATACATGAAAGTTTCATTAGTAACTTCTCTACACTCAAAATCCATATCATTTGGATTTATAGAAAAATCTGAAAACATTTCATCTTGTGGACCCATGCCTGGAAGAGCTGTGGGATAACTCTCCATTCTTTCTAATTTTACTTTTCGTAGATAATCATCAATTCTTCCGAAATTGGAAAAATAATCTACGAAAACATTAGCAGCATAGGTAGCATCTTCTGGAGATAGAATCAACTCTTATAATCCTTTGTAAAACCACCATCATGGCGTTTACTCAATTTATCAATGTTTAATTGTACTACATCTTCTAGTGATATGTCAAGCCCTTCGCACGCTTGAATTACATACCACATAACATCACCAAGTTCAAGAATCATCTTGTCTCTTAGTTCGTCCGTAAGTTCTTTTCCATGAAAAGAAATCTTTTTTACATGATCAGCAAACTCTCCTGCTTCACCAGTAAGACCCAGTGCAGCAGTTAGTAAATGAGTAATCTTGACTTTATCCAACATGGAAAGTTCTTCCATGCGTCTTAGAAAAGATACGTGATTCTTACTATAATCACTGGTCACGGATAATACGAAATCATGATAATCATCACGCTGCACGTTGTTTTCTCCTTCTCTGTAGTAGTCTTAAATCTTTCATTGCCTTATCTAGATGATACCGATTTGCTCGCTTACGGAAATCGTATCCCTCCATATGGTCATATTCGTGCTGGAATACTCTAGCCGTGAATCCTTCAAACGTAGCAGTATCTGTTTCACCATCAATTGTAGTCATACGAGCACGAATGGATGTGGGTCTCTTAATCTTAATATAAAGACCTGGAAAACTCAAACATCCTTCATCAAGTGTCATCGTATCATCTGAACGAAAAACAATTGTTGGATTGAATACCGGAATGATAGATTCTCGATTTGTAGGATCTCCCATTACAAATACTCGATAAGGAAGACCAATCTGATTTGCTGATAGACCTACACCACGTTCTTTAATCATCGTATCTGTTAAGAGATTATACAACTCATGTGGATCCATCTGCGGATTTTCAAAATCAAATAGTTCAGTGGTCTTATATAACAATTCATTAGTAAACATTATATACTCCTAAGATAGTCTTGTCAACAACCTTGCAATATGATTTACAAATGGAAGCATAGAAAGTGCCATTACTAGATTGACACCAGTATGTGCCATAGCAATTCTAAGTGTATCACCCTTTGGCATTCCATCAGATACCAGAAGTCCTGCAATCCAGATTGTACCCGTAGTACCAATATTGGCTCCAAGTACGGCAGCAATCGCTGCTGGTAGAGGGACTGCTCCTGATGCTACAAGAGCAATGATTGCTGTTGTACTAAGAGATGACGATTGCCAGAGAAGTGTCATAACAATACCGCCTAAGAACATCCATAACGGATTGTGAATAAAGTAGTTAAAATGTTCCATATTACCCATACTCTTCATACCACCACTGAACATCTTCAGCCCGATATAGAATACTACAATACCAACTAAAACAGTAATTACAGGGTTACCTAAATCCATTTTCTTTACTCTCTTCCATAGTTTTTTAGACTCAGTCATTTATTTTATCCTCTAGTTTCTTCAACTCTTTTTTATAAAAATCAATCATTTGAGGAAACAATTCATTATCTGGATATTTTGTAGATTCAAATTCTAGAATAACAATCTCATAACGAATAAATCCCCACCGTGCCCATTCCATACCATCAAGCATTTTTCTTCCAACATTCACAAAAGTCACACCTATCAAAGAGTTCGTCTCTATATACACAGTAATCACTGGCTTCAAACTCTCTGGACACACAACTCTTCATATTATTTCTTTTTATCCAGGTATCCGCTTCCTCCTTTGTTCTATATCCAAGTCTAGTCAAACCTCTTATTGGGGTAATGTTATTATACCACGGTCCATTCCAATCACCGATTTCGCCGTTATACTTTATAAGAATACCCCACGCCTTCATGCCGCAATCCTTGAAAAGTTTTGTTGTTTCTCAAAACGAATGATATTTCTAAACTTATCGATCATCATATCACCCTTATGACTAATTATAAACGTGTTGGTGTCTTGTGTCAACCCTTCAAGAATTTTTAGAAACTCTTCTGTACCATTATTGTCAAGAGAACTATCAAACACTTCATCCATGATAAGAAGATTTGTACTGACACTATTTCGAAGTTTCGCAATGGTTCTCCACGTGAATAGAAGCGATAGGTCGATACGCATTTTCTCACCTTCACTAAAACTCTCATAAGAGAACTCATCGCGAAACCTTGATTTGATTTTCTCGTTAAAGTTTTCATCTAATTCAAACTGTACGAAAAAACCAAGATGTTGTAGATAGTGATTAATAAACTTATTCATCAAAGGCACATATTGTTTGATAATACGTGACTTGATACCACTATCTTTTAACATCTCTGATCCTACACGAAAAATAGATTGTTCTTCATTCAAATCTACCTTGCGTTTCTGATACTGATTCTTTTCTCCTTTCAATTTATCAACGGATGAACTATCATGTTTAACATCATTCATCTTATCTGTCAACGTAGAAATTTCATTATTTAATTCTGTGATGAACTGATTGTTAATACGAATCTGTTGATTGCATTCATTTACCTTTTCATTTAGTTCAGAAATCTGAAGAGTAACCTCTACAATCTCATCTAGCCGTTCCTGTAACTCGGCACTCTTTTCTTTTAATCCATTAATACCATTCTCGGTCTTTTCTAGGGATTCACGTTTCTCTATAAGAACTTCATCTTTGAAGTGTTGAGAGATATCTTGTTTACATGTTGGACAATTATCATAGTGTTCAAAGAATTGAATATCCTTATTGATTTTCTTTACTTTATCCCGGAGCTTTTGAGCGACATTGCGGATTTCTTCTTTTTGGATTTCAGTCTTGTTCTTGTCTCTGATTCCTCGTTCCAGAGATCCAATTTCGCTCGTAAGATGTTCAAGTGTCCCAGTTTGTATAGCAATTGCTTCCTCGCATACGTGAAGTTTTTCTTTTTTCTGACCGATTGTGTTTTGGACATCGGCGACGACTGATTTAAGATGATTGTTTTCAATTTCTATCTTCTCCTCTAGTAAGTCGATTTGATATTGAGTTTCCCGGATATCATTCTTAGATGTCTGAATCTTTTCCTTTAATAGATTATTCATAGTAGAAAAGATTTGTAGGTCTAGAAGATCCTCAATCACCTCTCTTCGTTGAGCCGCAGTCAATTGCATAAACGGCACAAACGTAGAAGAACCAAGAACAACAACTTGACTAAAAGATTTATGATTCATCTTGAGAATATTCTTTTCAAGAAAATCCTGATAGTCTCTTATAGATGCTGTTTGATTGATAAGATTACCATTTTGATGAATTTCGAAAATATTTGGTTTGATACCACGACGTATCATATACTCTTTTTTACCTACCGCCAATTCAATCTCAACAATCAATCCTTTTTGATTGACAGAGTTTAGAAGTTGTGGCTTGTTAATCTTACGAAAAGGTTTACCATAAAGAGCAAAAGATAGCGCGTCCAGAACAGTACTCTTACCCGCTCCATTTTCACCAATAATCAATGTAGTCTTATTACGAAGGAAATCAATCTCAGTAAAAGCATTACCTGTACTGAGAATATTTTTATAACGTATTTTCTTGAACGTAATCAAGTATTACTCCAGTGTCAATGCTTCGTTATATAGATTATGGAATAGTGTCTTTAAACGTTTCTTATTTGACTTTGTTTCGATTTGATCGACATAGGTTTCCAACATCTCCATCGTTGACTTTGCCTCATCAATTAAATCATCTTCATTATCTATATCAAGATTCAACATGTCTTCGATAATCTGAATATTGTGAACGCCACTCTTCTCTAATTTATCGATAAACACGTCGAACATATAAGGATTAGTCTTATTCTTGACAATGACCTTCATATATGTTTCATTATAACCGGCATAATCAATCTCGTCAACTATTTTTTCAATATTCATATCTACGTCATCATACTCGAAACGATAAAACATTGAGTATGGATTTTCAATGAATTCTAGTTCTCTTGTCTCTGTATCAAAGATATGAAATCCCTTTTGGTCATTATAATCACTCCATGTAATCTCATATGGACAGCCGAGATAGTGAATGTTTCCATAAGAAGATTTGTGATGAAAATGACCAGATAAGACCATATCAAACTTTTGAAATTCTTCTGGATCAAATCCTGTATCGCACACAGCGCCACGATGCATCTCGAAACCATTCAATTCAAGATGACCCATCATCACTTGACACTTACTATTCTTTGTCGCATCCCAACACTCATTCCAATTATCAGTACAAATCCAAGGCATCAAAAGAATACCACAACCTCCTAGTTGTAACTCTGTTGGTTTGTCGATGAGATTGATTAGATTGTTATCACCATATAGTTGGTCTAGTGCATTGATATCAAGACTGTTTCGATAGAAGATATCATGATTGCCAATCAAACACCAGAACTTGATATTACGTTCCATCAATGGATAGATGAAGTCTTGTTTTAGATTGTTTGCTGAGACGAAGTTGATATATTTTCTACGATCTACGATATCTCCTAGATGAATAACATGATCAATTTTGTGTTCGTCTAGATAAGGAAAAAAGATATCATTCCAAAACTTAGAGAAATATCTAGCGAATATCTGGCTGTCATTACGAGCCCCAAAAGTGTGTATCGGTTACAAGTGCAACACGCATTTACCGACTCTCCTTTCTAAAAGAGGTTTGAACTAATCTTACTGCTTGTTTATCAGTAATCATACCAACATTTCTCATTCTTGTCAACACATCAATTTTTAATTCACTTATTGAACCTCTTTTCTTCAAAGTCACGAATAAAAATACTAGCATTTTCTGTTGCGGCTTCACTGGATTTAATATATTCAAAATCCTCACTACTCAAAGCATTCTGAAGATTAAACATTTCAGTTGATTTGTATTTTGTATATAATACTTTCTTTTCTTTTTCTATTCTACGTAAAAATGCATAATAGATTATTTGAGTAAAGTATGCAAATGGATTATTAGATTTTTCTGGATTGAAGTTGTCAATATACATAATACTGTTTTCAATACCATCGGCAATCATATCTTCTTTGAAAGGGTAATTTATAAAATTGTGTTTATTAGAAAGTTTATACGCTATTTTCATAATACAACTACCAATATAATCATTTGGTCGTGGTTTGTCAAGATCTGATGATTCAGCTTTCTCACATGCGTTTTTATACTTTACCATTTCAGAAAAGAACTTCTTATTATCTACGTAATGTTCACCCTTTGCTTTAGGCATTGAAAAACTCCTTACTCCTAAACATAATATTGATTATACTTTGAAAATAAAATGGTGTCAACTAAAATATTTTTAATTTTTCTGTTGACATAGTAGTTGACAGGGTATATACTTCTTATTGTCACCCATCAATGAACAGTATCAGAATCTACTTTGATATCAGTATTCGCTAACTGTAAATCAATCTTCTCTGGTAAAGTCTTCTCTATATATTCATCATAACAGTCTTTGATATGTTGTTCTACATAAGCAATAGATAGAATATGAAGTGCTGGAAAAAAGAAATTTCTAGATTTAGATAGACCATTTAAATATAAGTTAAAGAATACATGATCTTCTGTCCATTCTGTTGAGACAGGATCACGAAGAACGATACCAGAACTACTAGAAGCAATGAAATTACCAATAATCACTTGGCCAGTAGATAACTGTATAATACGATATGAATCGTTTTTATCAAAATCGTCTTCTGTTATCATCATTCTTTATTCCTCATATACCAATCTTATACAGTTTATATTCAAATTTCTCTTGATTATATATCTTAACTCTTTCATATAGATGTTTTAGAGTATAGTTGACTTCCTTACCGTGTTGTAGATCATCACCTATATCAAATAGTGTACATTGATCTTTATTATCTGATACTCTTAAACCTCTACCAATAGACTGTAAATTTCTTATCTTGCTTTTAGATGGGCTAGCAAATATGATATTGTGTAGTGCTTTGATATTAATTCCTGTGGAGTAGGTACCATACGATGCGATGATAATGGCATTCGTTTCTCGTTCAGTAATCTCTCTAATAGACTCACGGGTTTCACCATCAGTCCCACCAAATACAAAGAAAACTTTACGACCTTTCTTAACCTTACTATTTATCATGTCGTAAAGTTGTTTTCCATGTTTCTCTACATATTGAAATAGTATCAAAGTATTGCCGTCTAGTGATAATGCTAGATTATTGATAAATTCATTTCTCTTTTGATTTCTAACAATAAAGTCCATCTCATCAGCATACTTCATTTTAGATACTTGTTTTGTAATTTCTTTATCATATTTTAATACAAGTATTTTAATACGAAGTTTTGCTAATTGATCATTCTCCATTAGATCTTTTGTTTTTACAAGAGACTTGGTTGGACCAAATAGACCTTCTAATACTAATTGATGGGTTTGAGAACCATCTAATGTTCCAGTAAATCCAAATCTGTATCTACAATGAGGAAGTTTTTCTAGAATTGATGTAAGAGATTTTGCTTTGAATAAATGTGCTTCGTCACCAATGACTACACCAAAATGTTGAAACCAAGTCTTAGGCATCTTATAGATTGATTGCCAAGTAGTGATTACCACATCATCTGTAATATTATCTTTCCAATCTTTTTTACTCGTACCTGTAATCATACGAATATTTAATTTATTACCATAGTCATCAAAGTCTTTAGCCATTTGATGGACCAAAGATATTGTTGGTACAATGATAAGTTTTTTATGGGGATAAAATCTAGATAACATGTATATCATCAGAGACTTACCAGAACCAGTTGGTGATAGTAGTAAACACCGATTATTTCTTACGGCGTGTACAAAACCATCAATCTGATAGTCTCTGGGAGTTATCTTTAGTTTTAGTCTTTCTACAAATTGACCACACTCAAATGCGGAGAATTCATTAGATACATCAGAGTCTTGTGTATCAATAGAATAATTTCTATTCTTGGCGAAAGACTTTACTTCTTCTAGAAGTCCTTTGTAGATTTGTTGGGTATTCAGATTATAGAGATATATTTTACCATTCCACATACGAGATTTGTATGCTGGCATGAAGCGATATCCAGGAACATAGAAAGAGAAGTGTTCGTGTATCTCTTGAGCAATACCTCTTTCGCAATCAAGTCTTACAAAGACTTCATTATGTTCTTTTACAACAATATCACTGACCGAAGTTTGTGAGGCGGCGCCACTCGATACTATTTCTAATAATCCAGTTTCTTCCATTGATACCCTTCATTATTTCTTCCAAAACATCAACAATTTCTTGTTGCATAGATATTTTTAAATTCATTTCAATCATTTCAGAATCTGAATCCACATAATCATTTATATCAGCCTTCAAAATGGTTTTTAACTGGGGTTGTCTACCAATCTCAGTTAAGTCTTCAGGATTATTTAAATCACCTCTGAAGTATTCAGATAATGTTTTGGCAAGTTGTTTTTTCTTTAAAAATAGACTTTTGAGTTTAAGTCTTTCTTTATATAATATTGATAGATACTTAGCATGTAATACGGGAATATTTAAACTTTCTGTATCTAGTTCAACACTATCAATTGGAGCGTCTTTTCTCCAAGCTTCGGCAATATCTTCAATTTTCAAGATTTAAATCCTTCTTCACGATTAAAAATATATTATATCACACAGACTCTATTGTGTAAAGAGTATATCTAAAAGTAACAGTGGCTTCTAGATAATCAATATCAGTAACAGTAGTTGAGAATGTAAGTTCAGATAGAGATTCGGGAAACATATTCTGAAACTTTACACGAAGATTAGGATTATATTTACTTGATAGAATTGATAAAGTAGCATCAGATACGTTTCTCTGATTTCTGCTAAGTTGTTGAAAGTTTTTATATTGGTCAAAATTTTCTGGTGATCCTAATCCAACTAACCAATTATATATCTCTAGATAATTTATCATATCTTCGTCTACACGAAAAGTCAAGTTAAAAGGAGAGTATGTAATTTTTTCTCCAGCAAGAGGAATATCAGTAAAAGGATTGGTTTGATTAGAAGTACCAATAGATACTGGAGGTATACTAGCTGATTGTGAAAAATATGACACTGTTGGTATTCTATCTAATACCAATCTGAAACCTGTCTGTCCTAAAAAGTTTTTGTTATCAGGAGTTGCCATACAATGTATCCTTTATAATATCAACTATTTATTTATAAAAAAAGAGGGGAGCTGAAGCCCCCCTCTAGTTCTCGTTGGGTTAAACCCAATCTTATTATTACATAAGATTTGAAACGGTAACAGTACGATAGTAGATATTCTTTTTCGCAAAAGAGATAGCACCATCGGCAGCGGTTGTTGCAAAAGGATTAGCGACGATGCCGTAGCGAGTCTTAAATCCAATTTTTGGCTGGAAGGTATTCTCGCCAACTGCACGAACCATCTGTAGTGGAACATATGGGCAGTAGAAGAGACCAGCATCAAATGCGCTTGAACCCTTGTAACCAATGGTGTAGTACTGATCACCAGAGGCGCTTGAGAAGTATGGGTCAACATAAACGCGGACCCGACCATGTAGCACACCAGCGAAAGTGTTACCTGTATCGTCTACGTTTAGGTTGGAACTGAGTGCTGGAGTGTAATCAAGAACACCAGCCATCTGTAGGGCAGAAGCTACGTCTGAACCACAGATTAGAACGTTACCCTTACCACGCCGGGTTGACTTGGCGATTTGGTTAGCGTCGCGCTCGATCTGGTAGATTAGACCCTTGAAGCGTTCTACTGACCAGCGACCGTTTGCATCAACGTCTAGGTTGAAAGTACCAGAGGTTGTTACGTTATCCTGAGCACCTGCGGTAGCGGTATAGTTGATTGTACGAACTACTTCGCGGTTGATTTCAGCGAGGATTTCAGCAGATAGGATGTTGGATAGTTCTGTTTCTGCGTCTAGACCGTGAATAGCCTTTAGATCTTGGGCTAGTTCCATGGTGTACTCAGCTTTAAGGGCGCGAGATACAGCAGTTACAGAGACCTTCTCAACTGAGAAAGCCATTTGTTGGAATGCGTTCGTAGAACCATCGCCGAGAGCTTCTGCTTCAGCGGTGGTCATGCCAGTGCCGACGGTATACCCAGTACCTGATGCACGATCGGTTGGATCGCTACCAGATTGAGCATTATTACCAGCGTCGTTAATAACACCGAGAGATGCAGTATTACCAGAAGCAGAGGCAGAAAATGTGGTTACTGCTTCGTTATAGAGGGCTTCGTCGCCACCTTGAGTTGAGAAACGTGAACGCATCGCGAAGATTAGACCTGTTGGACCAGTCATTGGCTGGACACCGCAGATATCGTATGCGATCATATTTGGCATTGAGCGACGAACTAGTGAAATGAGGACAGGATCGAAAATATCGACTGAACCGTCACTAGCGGTAGAAGAAGAAGCGCCCATAGCATTAACTGGTGCTGCTTCGCCTAGTAGTGTTGGTGAATGATAACCGCCAGAACCAAAACCCTGCTCACGGGCAGAAATCTCTTGGTTTTCTAGTAGTTGAGCAACGACAGCACGCTTATGAGGATCCTTGATCTCACCGAGATCTGGATGTTCAAGAACTGGCTGCCACTTCTTGAGTAGTTCTTCATTTAACATTGGTATTAACTCCTTTTTAGTACCATTATTTTTATTTATTAGAAATCATTATTTCTTTACAGTTCTAGAAATAGCAGCGGCGTAGTGTGCCATGCTTCCAGTCACCTTCTTACGAACCTCTTCTTCGAGTGGTTCTTCTTCGTCAATAATAGATTCAATCTTATCTTCATCAGCGAAGTAACTTTCCTTAATCATGGAAACTTTACCACGATAGTCTTCTTCTGAAACAAACTCAACAGCAGAAGCTAAGTCAGTAAACTTCTCTTTATTTGCAACAGTTAGATCTTCGGAAATTTCTGAAACGATAGAATCTTTAACAAGAACTTCAATTTTATCATTGAGTTCAACATTTTTTTCGATTTCCTTGTTAAGGCTTTCTTCTAGTTCATCTACCTGATCGGATAGATCGCCTAGAATATCTACCTTATCTTCTGGAATATCAATATAAGATTCTTCGAAAAGTTTCTTTAGACCGCCAATAAATTCTTCAGCGATCTCAGTACGAATACCGTTTTCCATAGCTAGACGATTCTCATCGGCCCACTGTTCGACTACGTAGTCAAGATAGGAATCCATCTTTTCTACCATGTCTTCGTGATTATTTTGAGATTCGATTAGATTATCGGCTTCAATCTTTTCTGATAGTTCGGAGAGCTTTTCATTAATTTTAGTGATTACAGCAGCCTCAAAGATTGTGGTTGCTTTATTTTTAAACTCTTCTGAAAGATCTTCGTTGCCGAATAGAGCTTTAACATCATCTTCTAGATCGATGTCATCTCTTGTTACAGTGATTGGTTCTGAAGTTTTAATATCTTCTAAGATATCTTCTTCGTTTGTTTCAGTCTCTTCACCCATCATCTTTGAATATGCAGCATAAAGATCTTCTTTCTTCATACCATGCATTTTTGTCATCATGGCATTAATCATGCCAACCTTTGTCTTGGGTGAATTTCCTTGAGCAACAGGCTTTTTCTCTCCGGCGTCCTTATCAGCAGGACGTGAGGAGTCCTTCGTTGGTGCAGGATCTGCAACCATTGAGGGATCGCCCATTGAAGCTTTAAATTCCTGAAGATCTTCAGAGTCGTCTTCAAGAACTTCTAGATTCTCATCGGACATTTACACGCTCCTTTTTGTTTTTAAATTATTTATAAATTATCATATTTACATTAAAGTTTCTTCAGGAAATCCTCGAAGATACGCAATTTTGTTTGTTCAAGTTCGGCTTTATTGGCTTTCTTGATATCATATTGAGAACGCTCCACAAATCTTTGTGTCCACTTCCCACCTTCCATAATCCATTCAACCCCTTCCATAATACCTTGAACAAATGCATCTGGCGCGGAAGGATCTGCAACGATGTCGGCTGCGGTAGCAAGATAAAAATCTTTTTGTACCTCATTGACACCATTTTTCTGTTTAAGAGTACCCATACCTCTTGATGAAACACCAATAGTGGCACCCTCTTTGATTAAGTTTTTTACGATATTACCGTAAGGTGAATCCATAATCTTCGCTTTACCCATGAAGTTATCTCCATCTTGGTAAAGTTCTTTAATCATATGTGATACTCTTTCAAGATTAATGGTTGGTCCACTGGGATGACCTAGTTCACCAAATGCACGATTCTTCATTACATATTCTTTGTTATATCTATTTATTTCTCTTTCAAGAATATCTGTAGGATAGATACGACCATTACGGTTCTGTTTGTTGGCCTGCATAAAGATGCCTTCAATATAAAAATCTTTCTCACCATTCTCATTGGCTTCGGTCACATAACCGATGTCAAGTACTTCCGTGATGAGTTTCATATTATTCTCCTGACTTCTTATGCATTTTTAAGATAATAACGCCGTTGCCACCAGAAAGTGTAATATCTACGTTCGATGTTCTTTGTGCGTCATTAAGTTCTAATTGCATTCCACTTGCTTGATAATCATGATATCCACTACCAGCAAATACAGCGACAGTATTAGAACCTCTTTTTACGTTCCAATTATTTGTACCATCTACGCTCCACATCACTTCTGATATTACCATTTCACCAACAGTCTCACCAATAGCATTGGCTCCTTGTTTACCATTTGCTGTATTAAGTTTCAAACCATCAGTAGCAGTAGTTCTAAAAACTACATATCCAGCAGGTTTTTTATGATTATTTGTTACTGGCATCACACTGTCCTCTTTGCAAATGTAAGCATATTTTTATAGGATTTTTCATCTTTCATCATTTCACTTTCCATACGCTTACGATTTTCCGGATTTAATTCTTTGAGAACAGCATTGAATGCAACGGCATCTTCTTTTGTTACCTTTACTGACTTGCCGTTCTCTAATTTAATTGTTCCTGCTTTTACTGCTTCTTCAATAAACTCAACTTCTTCTTTTGCTAAACGCATTTGAAAAGCAACCTTTTTACCATCAGAAGTCATACCTTCAGTATCGGTTCCTTTGTATAATTTAAATCTTCTTTTTACTGTGACCTTTAAACCATTTGAATCGGTAACTCTATCAAATTTACCACCAATAGGATATTTTGTTGTATCATAGAAACCAACTCCCTTTGGTAGAGTAACTACTTGTTCTGCTTCATCAATAAACTCAACTTCTTCTGCCATTTTCCAATATTTACTAGCAATAGCATCTCTTTCTTTTTGGTCTTTATACTCTATGTGACCTTTCATATCATGTCGCTTATTGATGTCTTGAATTTTCTTGACTTCAGCAGGAGTACCAAAAGACTGGGCAAGTTTTAGAGCAACTAGACCATGTTCGTTACGATCTTCTAAATCACGAAGTTGTTTCTTCGTAACTTTCTTGGCTTCATCAAGTTCAACTTCTTCTTTTACAGAACCTGCCTTGAAGTCACCCTGTCTCTTATCACCTTTACGAAGAGGTGTTTTTGTAATTTTCTCTCTAAACTTAGCAAATTTTACGTCACCAGAAGTACCTTGTTTTACTACTGGTTCACCAGGATGTTCAACACCTTTATGTTTGTTGTGTGATGTCTTAGCTACATGTTGATCTTCTGGAGCAGCTGGATGATTGCTTACTTCAACAGAGTGTAAATCAACAAACTCAATCTCACCATCAGATCTAGGCTGATATTCTAGTGCTTCTTCGTCGTCATCTGGATCGACAACATAATCGTCAGCGCCAGCTTCTTGGATCTTTCTGAGTTGTTTAAGCGTTTTCATAAGAATCTTCCTCGGAACTGTATAGAGTAGATGCAATACGCATTTTCTCTGAATCTATTTTTTCGTTTGTTTTGAATGCAAGAACATCATTAATAATATCTCTAAACTTAGAAGTCTCGTTGTTTTCCAAATGCCGTAAAGCATCACTTAAACTGTCTTGTGCATCCATAGTCATTCTCCTTTCATTTATTTATAATATTTATTATATTAAGTAAAATAAGGTACTTTATAACTAGTTCCACCAATATTAAACGTTAAATAACCGTTTGGATTGGCTACTATACTATCATCTGGAGTTAGTGTTCCTAATGATGTTGTTACATCGCCTGGTGTTGCTGTAATTGTAACATTGGCTGAAGAAAATTTACTAGCAATACTACTTGTTACAGTAGTAGCAAAGTTAGGATCATCTCCTAAAGCTGTTGCTAACTCATTTAGTGTATCTAGAGTGCTTGGTGCAGAGTCTACTAAATTTGTAATTTCTGTTCTAACAAATGCTGTAGTAGCGATTTGAGTTGTATTGGTCGCCGCCGCTGCTGTAGGAGCTGCTGGGGTTCCTGTAAATGTTGGTGATGTTATATTTGCTTTAGTAGCAATATAAGAGTTGGTATTTGCTAAAGCGGAATTGAAGGTAGATGTACTTACTTTAGTCGCAATATAACTATTGGTATTAGCTAAATGTAATAAAGTATTAGCAGTATGCGCTGCTTCTCTTGTTTCTACAGCGGCAATGTAACTATTGGTATTAGCTAA